TTGGTTAATAAAGTAGAAGCTGCTAGGCCCGACGTTTCTGTAGCTACGTAACATAAAAACGCTACATCGCTGAAACCGCACTTTCTTATAAGGTTCTCTTGCACTCTACTAAAAACTAAGCTATAAATTACCCACCATACATTAATAAAACAAAGTAAATGTAGACGCGTATGGTCGACATCCCTAGGGACTACATTTATGTATTCTAGGAGGAATATAACATGGCAAACACAACATTTTCAGGACCGGTAAGATCGGAAAACGGTTTTGAAGTAATTGATAAAAGTACAGTAACAGGTGCTGTTACATCTACGATGAGTCTTAAAGAGTTCACTGCAACTATTACAGTTGCTAATGGTGCAACTACTGGAAAAGAAACATCGATTCAGATTCCTACAAACTTTATTCCATTAGGAATTGGTGTTGTAGTAACTACAGCTGCAGTTAACGCTGTTAACTTAGTTGACATTGGAACAGATGCTGACACAGACGGTTATGTTGACGGAGCTTCTTTAGCTCTTAATACAACTGGTTGGAAAGGTTTCTTAGGTTGTAATGGTGTACTTGGTATGTCTGGTTTTGCACCAGGTGTAGCAGGATTAGCTGGAGACGAAGTTGAATTAGTTGTTTCTGGAGATCCAGGTGGAGATACTGTAATCGTTCTTAAAATTTTTGGAATTGATTCAACATCTGACACACAATAATAAATAATTACTGTGGGGCTTCGGCCCCACATAAAAATTTAAAAGGATAAAAATATGGCAACATCAGACCAACAGTTTTCTACAAGAACTTCTGACGGTAGATTTGGTAGAGCAACAAACGCTTCAGGTTCATTTATTGGGCCAGCTAGAATAACTTATATTCAAGTTGAAGGCGTAGCTAACAGTAATATCAAACTATATGATGGAACAGATGCAACAGGTGCTTTAGTATTCGAAGGTAATTGCGGAACTGAAGGACTAGACATTTATGTTCCAGGAAGCGGTATCAGATGTAGAACTGGAATATATTTAGATTTAACAAATACTACTTCTGTTACTATCGGATACACTGGCTAAGGAGTTTAAATGGCAAATACTACTTCAGGGACTACTACGTTCGACAAGACTTTTGCTATTGATGAAATAATAGAAGAGTCTTATGAAAGACTAGGTATACAAGGTGTATCTGGTAATCAATTACGTACAGCAAGGCGTTCTCTTAATATCATGTTTCAAGAATGGGGAAACAGAGGTCTTCATTATTGGGAAGTAGGAAATTCATCTTTTACTCTTGTTAATGGTCAAGCGACTTACACTGCTTACAGAGCAACATCAGATGGCACTTCAGATACCACAGCTATTTATGGTGTCGATGATATTTTAGAAGCTGTTTATAGAAATGCTTCAAGTGTAGATACCTCTCTTACAAAAATAGATAGATCAACTTATCAAGGTTTAGCTAACAAAGGATCTGAAGGTGTGCCTTCACAATATTTTGTTCAAAGGTTCATTGACCGTGTTACGATGACTTTGTATCAAACACCAGGATCAAGTGAAGCAGGTAAATTTGTTAATTTTTATTACGTAAAAAGAATTCAAGATGTAGGAAACTACACAAATGCAACAGATGTGCCTTATAGATTTGTTCCATGTATGGCATCAGGATTAGCTTACTATTTATCACAAAAATTTAAACCTGAATTAACACAACAAATGAAATTGTTATATGAAGATGAATTACAAAGAGCTTTACAAGAGGACGGCTCGCCATCAAGTTCTTATATAACACCAAAGGCTTATTATCCAAATGTCTAATTTTGCTAGAGGAAAATACGCACAATTTATTTCTGATCGTTCTGGTCAGGCCTTTCCTTATAAAGAAATGGTTACAGAATGGAATGGATCTAAAGTTCATATTTCTGAATATGAACCAAAACAACCTCAATTAGATCCAAGACCTCATGGTGGAGATCCTCAAGGTTTACAAACAGCAAGACCTGCAAGAGTTGAACCTGCAACAACAGTTATTTTACCTGAAAATCCATTTACAACTTATGAAGCAGGGTCAAGAATAATTAATATTTTTTCACCCGGACATGGTTTAACAAACGGAACTACTTACAGATTTAGAGGAGCAACGACAGCAACTGCATCTTATAATAATCCTCAAAATTTTGATGGTATAACAGGAGCCAATATTGCAAAAGCTGCAGGCTATGCGATTACAACAGGTTTATATCAAAACGACGCTAGAGTAAGTTCTGATTATGCAGTTGAAAATTATTTCTTCTTTACTGTAGATACAGATACGGCTACAGTAGGAAATATAACAGGAGGAGGAAGTGGTTGTTCGATAGGACCAATCACAATTAGTAGCTAATGGCAGGATTTACATACGCAACATTAACAACAGCAATTCAAAATTATACAGAAGTAGATACTAATGTATTAACGTCTACTATCACAGATCAGTTTATTGATAATGCTGAAATGAGAATTTTAAGAGATGTTCCTCTTGATGCTTATAAAAAACAATCAACAGGTAATTTAGTTACAGGTCAAACAACAATAAACGTACCAGCAAAAACTTTATTTGTTAAAGGTGTACAAGTTTATGATTCTACATCTGCTTCTACAGGAACAAATACTTGGTTAGAAAAAAAAGACGAAACTTATTTACAAGAATATATTCCTGCTGAAACATCTACAGGGAAGCCAAAATATTATGCTATGTTTGGTGGTGCTACTGGAGTATCAGATACAACATCTGGAAGATTATTTTTAGCTCCTGCTCCTGATTCAACTTATGTATTTAAAATTCATTATGAAGCTATTCCTGATGGTTTATCGGGTTCAAATACTACAACTTATGTAAGTCAATACTTTGGAAATGGTTTATTATATGCCTGTTTAGTGGAAGCATATGGCTTTTTAAAAGGACCTGCAGATATGTTGACACAATATGAAAATAAGTATAAACAAGAAGTTGAGAAGTTCGGATTAGAACAACTCGGCAGACGTAAACGAGACGATTACACTGATGGAACGGTTAGGATACCTGTACCTTCACCATCACCGTAAAAGAGGAGATTAAATTATGGCAATATCATCAGCAATATGTTCAAGTTTCAAACAAGAACTTTTACAAGGTAAACACGATTTCGATTCATCAGGTGGTGACACTTTTAAAATTGCACTATATGATAGTGATGCAAGTTTAGGAGCAGCTACAACTGACTATTCTACATCTGAAGAAATTACAAACACAGCGGGATCTGCTTACTCAGCAGGTGGTGCTACATTAACAAACACTGGAGTTGGTTTAACTTCAACGACAGCTTTCACAGATTTTTCTGACGTATCTTACACATCAGCTTCTTTCACAGCTAACGGCGCATTAATTTACAACACAACAACAGATGGTGGTTCAGGTACAACTGACGCTGTTGCTGTTATCGCTTTTGGTTCTGATAAAACAGCTACAAACGGAACTTTCACAATTCAGTTTCCTGCAAACGATTCATCAAACGCAATCATAAGATTAGCATAGGAGTAAAGAATGGCTGGATGGGGTAGATTTACCTGGGGCCAAGCTTACTGGGGCGAGGATGAATTACTTGCAACAGGTTGGGGTGCTAAATCTTGGAATAGTGGTGAGTGGGGAAATCTTGCAGATGAAACTGTAACTCTTACAGGTCAATCAATATCTTCAAGCGTTGGATCATTAACTTTATCAGGAACAGCTTCTATTTCTTTAACAGGAGTGTCTTCAACATTTAATGTAGGTTCAATTACAAATGTTATTAGTGCAGAGTTTGATGTTGCAGGTTCACAATTTACAGCGCAGCCAGGTTCATTAACAATTGATATTGCTGTTACACCAGATATTTCTGGTCAAGAAATTACAGCAGCAATTGGTGTAATAGATCCTGCGGATCAATTTGTTGGATTAACAGGTCAAGAAATTACATCAACACAAGGCACAGCAGTTGCACCAAACGAAGACGTTTCTGTAACAGGTCAATCTATTACATCGACATTAGGTGACCCTGTATTTATAAATGAAGTTGTTGTTCAACCAACAGGATTCTCTATTACTTCAGCACAAGGATCTGTAGTTGTTCCAAATGATGCAGTTGCTCCAACAGGTTTTCAAATAGATTCTTCTTTAGGAGTTGTAGCAGGAACAGGTTCAGTAGCCGTCTCTGTAACAGGTGTATCTTTTAATGCTAATATAGGAACAGTAGTAGATGTACCTGATCAAGTTATGGGATTATCAGGAGTATCTTTTAGTGCTTCTGTTGGAACTATAGATCCAGCCGATCAAGTCGTTGGATTAACGGGTTTATCAATAACTTCTACACTAGGAGCACCATTTATTATTCATTATCAAGATGTTGACACAGGCAGTAATACGAATTATAGTAATGTTTCAACGGGCTCAAATACTAGCTATTCGAGTGTTGCA